CGCGTAAGATCGTCGGCAGCGTCAGATGTGTATAAGAGACAGATTTATACCTCTTGCAAAGTAGATTGATAAACCCCGTTAACTTCTCGCAATCATATGCCCGAATCTCAGATTGCAAATCATCCCTCATTTTTTTTTCTTTTGCCCGCAAAGCATTGTGACTAGCTTTTAGCGCTGGCACTACTTCAAACTTCCCAGCCCTACTTGCGTAATAATTAACATTATATCCATTGGGTACTAAGTAGCAGACCTCTCCTTCCGCTTTTTTACATTTTTCCTTTTTTGCATACACTGCAGGGGAACCGGAATTATGCCCTGATAGCGAGACAAAATTCGCAAAGGCGGTATTCGCGGCCAAAGCTATAATTAAAATTAAAACCTTCATAAAAGCTCCTTTTATATCTACCATACATCTGCACCAAGCCGCCCCGCCGTGACAGCAAAATTCTTGTCAACATTGGCCCCCGCAAGGTTTTCGCAAAGAACGAGGCATGTTGACGTTGTTACGCTAATAGTTTTGCACTGGATTTCACTAGAACCGGCAGAGACAGGGGAGCATGACGGGATAACGGTAAATAAGCCTGTCACGAAATTAACCTCTACTTGTCCTAAAGATGGTCGGTTAACACTCGATATCCACGTACCCGTCTGGCCGGTTATTGTGGCCGTGCCGTCATTATCGATCCTTGCAGAGAAAATTTCTCTGTCATTAAATGCATACCCATTCCACATAGCGATTCTATCAACAATGTCGCCACTACCGTTATTATAGAACTTTGCTAGTATCTTGTTGCCCGAACTATACCCATCGGAATCTGGTGCTGTCGTGCTTATTAACGGCGTTAGAGTCGCGCCCGTCGAACCGTCTTTTGCATAGATGTAATATTCAGTAGAATTTGCCTCACTGGCGCACCCCGAACAGCCCCAAGTCGCGCTCGTCCCTGCCGTTGTTTGTAGCCACTCCCCGTTGATGGCCATAACGCACTTTTCAATCGTGAGGGCGGCGGCGGTGGATTTAATTACTTTACACCCATCTTTAAAATAGTTGAGAGGAACGGTAAAATCCGTTGTGTCTAGTGCTGTCTTTTCAAGAGTGCCATCAGTGCCACACCCAAGATCGTAGGCGTTTTGATTCGAATAGCTTGTATTGAGATCCGCATTGTATTTTGTCGAAGTAAGTACGGTATTTGCAGAATTGTTGGTGCGAGAGATGCTTGTGCAAGTTCCCGCAAGTGCAGCAATCCCCCATGTAGCCGATATCAAGTAAATAATTAATGTGCGCACATATCCTCCTTAGAGATTCCTGTTGCCATTTTTTGAAAAATCTAATTGTAAAGCAATTAGTCCTATATTTCCATCTGCTTCATTTTGGTAAAATCCTACCATGATATTTTCTGCTGTTCTATTGATATCCGCTCTTGATGTAACAAGAGTGCGCCCGTCGCTAAAAATACCTTCATCTAGTCTACTTATATCCAAAACGAAGCCAGATTCGGGGTCAACAAATTGATATGTTTGTTCCGATGAATCATTCAAATTGTAACTAAAGAAGGCTTTAACTGTGAGCGTATCTGCATCGGCCAACCCTCTTAATAATAATTCCCTAAAGTTGAACGTCGCGTCGGCATCAGGCCCTTGAAGCCAGCCAACAAGAGCAAATGCGTCAATATTTACAGCCGCGCCGTTATTATCGACATCGTTTTTAGTCTCGCCTGTGGAGTGTTTATATATCTGTCCCGATGCGTCGCCAAATAAGACAATATCTTTTCCTTCACTGTCCTCGAACATGGTAGACGATATTGCAGAGACAGGGAAGTTATAAGGCTTAAAGCCACTAGATTTAAACTCGTACACATATGCCTTGGTCTTTCCTGTACTTGCACCCTCCGAAACCCATGTTAAATATTGATCCAGCGCGGGATAGTAAACGGAGTGAAAAGCCCCATAGTCCGACTTGTTTAGTTCGTAGATATAGCCGGGGCTTGTAAATATGTCGTCAAGGTCGCCATCACTAAGGGTAATGGGGTTTTTATTTTTACTTACAAAAAGCCCGTTTTGAATCACCCGCCAGCCGTTGATACTTAAGAAGTACACCGCGCCGTTTTTAACGATAATTGTTTGATCTGATACGCACCCGACTTCGTTACTAATCGTTGCAAATCGAGAAGTGCCTCCAATCTCTGAGTAAATATGAGTAGACGTTTTTTTGAAAATAACCAAAAATGGGTCAAGTAAGCTATCATTAAAAAACCCCGTCGCTATACCTGTCACTGCGCCGTTGCCGGGGATAAATAATCTAATGGCCGTGCTTCCATCGTCAAAAGCATCGGGCAAGTCCTGCTCACTAAAAAAAACATCATTTTTAAATGTAGGGTTTCCGCTGTAGACAAATTTCCGATTAAATGACGTTAGAAACCTTCCCCCTCCTGCGGTTGGTGCCGCGTTCTTCGTTGGTGGAACTTGTGTGCTAGTTGCGTCCTCATCAATAGTAGACGTTGCCGTGCCTAGACTTATCTCTTCCCAAAAAAGCCACGGGGTAGTTGATGCATCTCTAAAATAAACCCTCACTTTGTCAATGTTTCCATTTGCTGCTACTGTTGGAATGTCGCTAACTTCGATAGTATTATTTGTTGTCTCTGTTGTCGCTTGGGAGCTTGCTGCCCCTATATTCGTTTCAAACCCGTTTGTTGAATCGTAAAAAGTTACTGCTACCTCATAGGTCGCGTCAGTTAACGAGCCGCCCGCCGCCTTTACTATTGTTGGTGCTGTAGGTACAGCTTGTCCTAGTTGCGTGAATGTCGTGCCGTCGTATGAGAACAGCCCGTCACTCTCTACCGCAACAATATGGCGATTATTCAACGTGATTGCTCTATGCACAGTTGAAGAGGTTAACCCCGTTTTTAACTCAGTGTGTGCGCCACTCTCTGCGACGCTATATAACTTAGTTGAGGCCTTTGCTAACAGCTTTTTAGAGTCTCCTGTGGTTTTAAAAAAAGACTGACTTAAAACGCTACTGCCAAGAGTTATTGCATTAAATTTTGACGTCCCAAAACGAGTATCAAGCCTCCCTTGATTTGAAAAAATATTAACGGCGTCCCTTAGTCTTAGTCTTTCCTCGTTTACACGATAAGAGACATTAATATCGAAATTATTAACTTTTATTGTAGATCGTCCTCTTAGCGGCATCAGTTATCCTAGTTTACGATATGGCCATCAGAATTACCCATGGTATCCCTAACCCGGCCAACAACATTAATTGCTTTCCCATAATCTTTAATTAGTCTGGTAATTGTCGCGTCATATATTTGTAACTGTCCTATTACACCGTCACGGTCACGATAACGCATTCCTCGCCATTTTACATATTCGTCAAGCGCTGCTTTCATACTAAAAGGAAATTGCGGAATATGTGTGCGATCTGCGAAAATTCTTCCGGGGTTTTTGAAAAAATAAAAACTTGCTGTAATCGCTGCGCTTGGGTCGGGGGAAACTAAGATTTTGTCTTTTGTTACTGCGCCCCAAAATGATACTGTGCCGCTTGGGATATTTCCCGACTCGCGCCGCCATATTTCTTGCAAGCTTTGATTAGATAAAACTCTCTGCGCTGTTGACTTGAACCACGGGTCGCCGTCTATTTCTTTCAGGTAATCCCATGATGGGGGTCGCCTTGTTGTGCTTCCACCTGTAGCGTCAGTTGTGATAGTAGATGTTGTGGTGGTGTTGTCTGTTATCTCCTCATGTAGAAACCAATCACCTCCATTTGTGTCGTCCCTATAATACACCCTTCGACGGTCAATGTCCGAATCACTTGATATTGGGATTGACGTAACGTCAATTTGCTCCCCACTGGCGACAGTCTGCTGAGAACTTACCGCGCCTAGTCTTGTCTCTACACCAAGGGTGGTAGACAAAAAAGTAATAGCTACTTCGTAAGTGGATGCGGTTAAGCTATTACCCGAACCCGACGCTGCAACACTCGGAGCAGTTGGGGCCGTTACAAGTAGCGATTGTTCTTCTGCACTCGCAGTAAAAAGCTTTTGCCCCTCTACTCTTAAAAAAGGCCAGTTATGACGGGTGGAAATATCGAATAGCCCGTCATTGATCCAGTTAGTCACTTTCGCTTTAAATGCTGCGCTTGTGTCGCCTAACTCTGTTGAATATTCGCTTTGAAGTGCAAGCCCGTTCCAATCACTCATATGTTTTCCCTGCCTGTTTGGTTGTAGAGCAAACCCAGAAGTATTATACCAATAAACGCAGTCGATGAGATATGGAACAAAAAGTGACCGCTGCTATTGAAAATAGTTACCGCAAACGCTCCGACAATGTAAGGATCGGGAAAACGCAAGAGAGAGAGAGGCCTAAAAAGCAAGTACAGGTAAAGCACCCCAATTAGTCCAAATATATAGATGAACTCCAAATATTCGTTATGAGCCTGTCTCCACACTCTACCACTCCTCGTTACCGATTCGGGCATAAAAGCAGCACTTACCGAGGGGAAATACCCCAAACCATGGCCTGCAATGTACCTTCTGCCTATCGTTACCGATTCTTTTTTATCCTGATCAATCTCTACTTTTACCGATTTTCCTATAAAGATATTTTTAATTGTCGCGTTCCAGGCCGTAACCCTTGAATTAGACCTGAAAACACTTGTACGACTACTTGTAAGTGTTATCACAACGAGGATGGCGGCGATTACTGTCATAATTTTGACAAGAGCGCTCCCTTTTACTTGCATATTTAACGCTATAGATACGCAAGCCCCAAATAAAAACGAGATAGCGGGGAGCGTTGCCCCTAGCATGAATAGCGCCGCAATAGTAAACGACAGAACCCAACGCCAGCCCCGTCTTAGCAGTGCAATGCTACAAATAGCGAGTAATGCGCCACTATAATTACTGTTGGCCAGTGATCCGCTTATAACTCGATCTTCCTTCAATATGTGACGCCCCTCGTGCGTCACCGTGGCATATTCACCACCAAAGAAATTAAAAATATCTGAGTACGTTAGCCCGAAAAGATATTCTGCAAAAACCCAGCATGACTGCAAAATTGCGGTGATGGCCATTGCGTTTAGGATAATATATGAATCTTCTTTTTTAAAGTTTGTAGTTGATTGTGCCAAGAGAAGCGCACCAGCACACAAGCAAATAAACTGGTATAGCACTGCGCCATGCATGTAGTCCATTTGATTTACGAAAGCATGGATCAGGATAGT